CCTAAGGCCAGTCAAGTACCAAGTACATACCCTCTCTATTATGACCCGAGAAGGCTATCTTTAGGTTCCGGCTCTTTGAGCAAAACGAACCCGTATGGAGACTCTTTCAGTTGTATGGTAGCTGTCAATACTAGCTGTGAATGTTTACGTAGACGTTCAGGATTTCTCTTACCTGGACGCTCAAAGTGAGCAGACATATAAGGTAATGGCAAATACTCTATCTCTGTTAACTCGGGTAATGTTAGTTCACGCTCGTCTGCAATCGCAGAACTGATATCGTCAATGAGTTGAAGTGTATCATACATCTTCATCCCAACGCTATTTAGCGCGTGGACAATAGGATGGTAATAGTTACTTGCGTACCCAATCAGTATATCAGAGTATACGACCCCCGCTTGGTGAAGCTTTTGCTCTAAATTGCTTGAGTAACAAAGCTCATCGAGTTTCCCAATTAATTCTTGGAAACCCTGAACTCGTACTTTAGCGACTTGTCGCCGAAGCTCGTTCAACAGGGCAGTCTCTTCTAAAGCGTTACCCAATCGGCCTACAAGCCACTTGGGGCGCCCAAGGGACTTCTCCCATAAAAGGATTTCTAAAAGATATTTTCCTCTTGAGGACAAGTATTGGGGAAGGGCTAAACCTCTGCTGGCCAGTGGATAGTTGGTGTCTTTAAGGTATAATACCAAATCGACATAGTTATAAATAGACCTGGTCGCTACAGATAGTAGATCGAATGGGATTCCCGTAATTTCTTGACCGTTAACGCCTAGGCGTTTAGCGAACTCGAAAATCGGTTCTCTCTTCTTTCCATTATACTGTTTTGACTTCGTTAAATTTATTTCTATTCCTAACTCATTCAACAGGCATGCGTAAGCTTTCCCTACGCCTTTATGCCAAATTACTATATCATCACCTAAAATCTGGTACCCATTGAAGGTTCGGTGATCTTTGAAATGACGAAAACTCGCAAACCAAACAAGATGGTGGTGCAGGAGTGTACAAGTTGCCCATGAGGACAGTAGTCCTAATGGTTGACCTACCCTCCATGTCACTTCCTCTTTGTTAGGAGTGCGAAACTTCCGACTTCCAACGATCCCTTCCCAACTTTGGGCCAAATCATGGGATGTGTAGTGACTAAGCATTATGGTTTGTAATCTAAGTGGGACTCGGCAGGTGAATTTGCTGATATCATAACTAACCATGTAGCCTACTTTCTTACGAAGGATTCTCTCGAAACCTTTGTTTTGATTGTAAGTTGCATCTGTTGGTATTGTATCTAGTATCTTCATTAGCCAGTCATGCAAAGATTGTAAACTATTCTGAGACCAATAGTCTCCAACAGCAAACAGCCGTGTCTTTCCAGCTCTTTCGGAAGCAAGCGCTAGTTTACCAGTCCATAACTTTGTTGGAAGCTTTAGGCTTTGAGAGTTTTGATAACACCAAATCATATTCTGAGTTATATGACTCTGCGCAAGCAGTGCATTAAACTTGGATATGCTTTGGGTTAACAGACTGTCATTGCATACTGCTACAGCATCGTAATGGCTAGTAACTATTGCTTGACCGTTCGGGCCAGATCGTATACGACCTATTAACTGATCGGAGCCTCTTAGTTTTGGAAGGGTTAAGAAAAGTTTTCTCACACATTGAGAACTCTTTAGAAATTCAGAGAACTCTTGTGCGAACTCATCTAAGTCCCTTATTCCACAATAAGGTCTTACTATTGGGTCTAAGTCTAGCTCAGGCTTCTGTCTGATTGACTCGTGTAACCTTGTTACCGATAAAATTATTCTGATATCACTATATCTGTCTCCACGAAGATGTTTTAATACTGGAATAAGCAATGTACTTACTCCCTTTCGGTTTGACTTATGAAATGGAATAGGAGACCAGGGTTCCTTGGTGACGAGCCTTACTGACTGATTATG